GACGTCGCCAAGACGTCCGGTGTTCCCGCCGAGGCCCTGGCCGGCTCGACGCTCGAGGAGATCCGGGCGCACGCCGAGACCCTCAAGCCGCTCATCGCGAAGACCGAGGAGCCCCCCCGAAAGGGCGCTATCGGTCCGTACGTCCCCACGGAGGGCAAGGCCCCAGCGGTCCCCCTCAACTCGGATGCGCTGGAAGACGCGCTCCGGGACCACTTCGGCATCTCCTAGGAGGAGATCATGGCGATCACCGCCGCAACCAAGCTCAGCGACTTCAACGGGTTCCTGACCCCGGAGCAGTCGGCCCCCATCTTCGACGAGGCCTCCCGGCAGTCGGCCGTGCAGGCGCTGTCCCCCCGCATCCCGCTCGGCATCTCCGGCCAGGCGATCCCGCACGTGACCAGCAAGCCGACGGCGAACTGGGTCGGTGAGGCTGGCCAGAAGCCCGCCACCAAGGGTGGTCTCGGCCTCATCTCGATGGAGCCGAAGAAGCTGGCCGCCATCGCGGTCATGTCTTCGGAAGTCGTCCGGGCGAACCCGGGCAACTACGCGACCCTGCTGCGCGGCCACCTCGCCGAGGCGTTCTCGACGGCGTTCGACCTCGCAGCCCTGCACAACGTGGGCGGTGATGGCACGGGCACTGGCCCGTTCGAGCACTACATCGACGAGACCACGAAGTCGGTGGAGCTCGGTACCGCTGCGGCCGCGGACGGTGGCATCTACACCGACCTCAACAGCGCGCTGGCCCTTCTGGTCAACGACAAGAAGAAGCTCCGCGGCTGGGCGTTCGACGACGTCGCAGAGCCGATCCTGAACAGCGCCGTGGACCTCAACGGCCGCCCGCTGTTCGTGGACGCCACGTACGAGAACACCTCCCTGGACGCTGGCCGCCTCCTGCGCCGCCAGTCGGTCTACGCCGAGGGCATTGGCACCGAGGTGGTCACCGGTACCCCTAACACCGGTGGCATCGTCGGCTACGGCGGTGACTGGTCCAAGACCGCATGGGGTGCTGTCGGCGGCATCTCGTTCCGCATCTCCACCGAGGCCACGGTGACGATCAACGGCGAGCTGACCTCGCTGTTCGAGAACAACCTGGTAGCAGTCCTGGCGGAGGCCGAGTACGGCTTCGTCGTGGCCGACACCGAGGCGTTCGTCACGATCACCGAGAACACGGAGGGCTGATCCATGGCCAAGAAGCACGTGGTCAAGGAGCGGGTGGCGATGGTGAGCCCGAAGGGCTCTCGCGTCACCGTCAGCACCGACCTGGCTGCCCGCCTGGTGGCCAAGGGGTACAAGGACGTCGACGGCAAGGTGCCTGCACCCGCCCCGGCCAAGGTCGACGGCGACGTGCCGATGACGGACGCCGAGAAGGCGGATGTCGCCGAGCGCGAGGCGGACGCCGACCCGAACACCCCGCCGCCGTCGGGCGACACCCCGCAGCGTCCGAGCCGCGGCGCCTCGCTGGCGTCGTGGGTCGACTTCGCGAAGGCGGTCGGCTTCGAGCACGACGCCGACGCGAGCCGCGACCAGATCCGCGACGCGTACGAGGCTGAGCACCCGGCGGAGTGACCGGGTGAAGTAGTGGCAGTCACCCTCCACGACTGCCACTACTCCACCCCCCAAGCCTGGTGGCGGGCGCGTCAACGCGTGCCCCGGTGTTCCACGCATACCGCGCGAAGGTCGGCTCGGGGTTCTACCTCTGCCGGGGTCCTTTCTGCCCTGCCATGAGTCTTCCTGCGTGCCCGCCACCACCCCCTGAGGAGGTCGCCATGGCTCTCACGCCCCCGTTCGCCACGTCCGCCGACCTGGACGACAAGCCGATCTCCGACGAGGTCCGGACGCGCGCTGCAGCCCTACTGACGGACGCCTCCCAGGTGATCCTCGATGAGGACGAGCGCGGCATTCTGGACGACCTCACCGTGGTCACGCCGACGATCAAGCGCATCACGATCGCCGTAGCCATCCGCGCGGCGCTGTCTGGTGCCGGCGTAGGGCCCTCGGCGCCAGCTACCCAGCACGGCTGGGGTGCGGGCAGCTTCAACGAGCAGACGACGTTCGCCAACCCGACCGGCGACCTCTACCTGACGAAGGCCGAGCGTCGCCAGCTGGGGTTCCTCAAGCAGCGTTCAGGCGCCGTGGACATGTGGGCCGGAGCCTACGAGGAGCCCGTCGTCGTCGAGGAGACGATCTGACGTGGCCGCGATCCCGGCGTTCATGACGCCGCACACGGTCATCGTGGAGCCGCTAACGGGCTCGGGCGGCATGGGCCCGGTCTACGGACCCGCGGTCGCCAACATCCCGGCCATGGTCGAGGAGGGCGCCAAGCTGGTGCGCGACCCCGGCGGCTCCGAGGTGGTCTCGTCGGCTCGCGTGCACTGTTCGTGGGACGTCGTAGCGCCGTCTGGTTCGTTGGTCACCCTGTGGACAGGGACGATGAAGGAGCGCCAGGCGGAAGTCATCACGACCGAGGGCGCGCCACACCCGACGCTGCCGTCCTGGCAAACCCTGGAGCTGGCGTGACCGCTATGAGCGCGGCCCAGATGATCTCCCGGATGCGCGCCGCCGCCGCCGAAGGGCTGACAGAGGTAGCCGAGCATGTCCTGGAGGCGTCGCGCAGGATCACTCCGGATGACCCTTCGACCAGCGGAGACGACCTCTCGGGGTCTCAGGCAGTACAGCCCGCCACGGAGAACGACCTGACAGCGCGGGTTTACACCAACGCTGAGCACGCGCTCTACCAGCACGAGAACCTCACGCTGACGCACCCCACCGGGCAGTCGAAGTTCTTGGAGACGGCCACGGTCGAGTCCCGTGCCGAGGTCGAGGAGATCATCGGCGCCGCGGTGCGCCGACGCTTCGCCTAGTCCCGCCGGTTCCCAGCCAGGTACTTCACGGCCGCCGCGGCGAGCAACACGAAGCCGGCGAGGAACACGATCACGAACGGCGTGGTCCAGCCGACGCGGAGCAGTACGTCCTCGGACACGAACATCGCCACCACGAGGGCAACGAACGCTCCCACGGGGACGCCGATGGCCCACTTCTTCCACGTCTTCATCCCGTGATCGTCCCACCCGCGCGAGCGCGCGCCTACGCATGCAGGGGGTGATCTGTGGACGACGACGAACTGACCGTGAAGGTCTGTGAGGTTCTTGCTGCCGCGTCTGTGGGGGTCTACCCCGGGGCGGCGACGGGTGACCAGGTGCAGATCGTCTACGAGGACGTGAGCGCCGCCGGTGTGGACCGCGCGATCGGCGTGACCGTCTACAACGGCCTTGACGAGCTCACCGAAGGCCCACCGATCCGGTTCGTGCAGCTGCGTGTGCGCGGCAAGGCGCGTGACCGGAAGTCCGCGAACCAGATCGCCGCCGCGGCGTTCGCCGTGCTGCACGGCCTGGTCAGCACGGGCGGGATCTTCCTGTCCGAACGAGTTTCGTTCGCCCGCCTCGGCGCGGACGGGAGTGGCCGCCTGGAGCGGACCGAGAACTACCAGATGACTCTTCACCCCCCGGAGGGATGACCCATGTACGACTCCACCCTGCCTGCCGGCGCCGAGTACGGCCGCATCTACGAGCACCTCATCGACATCTGGGACGCGAGCGTCGACAACGACCCGGACCCGGACGGCGCGTTCATCACGATCCGCCGCGCGGACCAGATCGTCCCGACGATGACGCCGGTCCTGGACAACGCGCAGACGAACGACGACCTCGGTGCCGCGAACCAGGACGTCTCGGCGTGGAACTGGACGCTGGCGTTCCGCGTCATCCCGGCGCGCCTCACTTCGACGCAGGAACTGGTTGACGAGTTCGCGATCCTCGATGCCGCGTACGGCGACGCGATCGGCTCGGCGGCCACGGTCCGTGTGCGCTGGTACAACGCACCCAAGACCGGCATCATCGGCGACCCCGAGGGCGCCTGGGAGGGCGTAGGCACGGTTGCCAAGGCCCTCGTGGCTGATGGACAGACCGAGCGCTGGGCCGTCACCATCACGGGTCAGGGCCCGGCCACGCGCCTGGCGACCAACCCGTTCGTGGGCCGCGCCTGATGGAGCTGTCCGGCCTCACCGAGCACCTCAAGGCCATCGAGGACAGGTACGCGATCACGCTGCCCTGGCGCGGGAAGAAGTACGTCATCCCCGCGCCGGGGCCCGTGCGGTCCGCTCGATGCGCCATGCTGTTCGCCGCGCTCGGCCGTCCGGAAGGTGAGGAGCGGTCTGCCGCCGTCGCGGAGGTGCTCGGCGACGACACCCAGGAGAACCTGGTCATCGGCGAGGAGACCGTGGCGCGCTTCGTGGCCGACGACGTCCCCATCCCGGTCCGCCGGGACCTGCTCATCATCGCCCTGATCGCCTGGGTCCAGGGTGAGGCTGCGGCGGAGCGCTACATGGCCGCGGCCTCGGCCGGTGAGTCGGGCCCAAAAGCGAAGGCGCCCTCCAAGGCGTCGAGGACTGGGACCAGTACGGGCGCGGCGCGTACGACGAAGCGACGGGCCTCTACGAGTGGTACGAGGCCCCGCCGGAGCGCATCGCCCAAGGCGGCGGCCAAGGACCCGGACGAGCCGTCGACTGGTGGGACATCCTCACCCGCTGGGACCTCGTCGTAGCCGACCTAGCGGCCATCTTCCATCTGCGGCCGGCGCAGATCTTTGATCAGCCATGGCCTGCACTGCGGGGCCTGATCCTGCGGCTCCTGGCCGAGCCCACCTCACGACTGCGCAAGGACCTTGGGGGGTGACGGCATGATCGTTGCCGAGCTGGAGTCCCGGTTCACCGGCCAGGTGAAGGATTTCGAGCAGGCTGCGGACCAGGTCGAGACTCGCCAGAAGAAGATCGACGGCAGCATGTCCACGGTCCAGGTCGACGCCAACGTGGCGGATGCCCTGGCTGGGCTGGGCAAGGTCGAGTCCGAGGCCGGCCGTCTGGAGTCATCCCGCCCCGAGGTGAAGGTCGACGCGGACGTGTCGGCCGCCGAGGGTGCGCTAGATGGCCTGGCAGACAAGGCCGCCGACGCAGGTACCGAAGGTGGCGACGGCGCGGGGAAGAACCTCACGGCGGGCATCGTCGGCGCACTGGCCACCATCCCCATCGCGGGTGCGATCGTTGGCATCGCCGCCGCCGCCGGGGAAGCTGTCGTGCAGGGCTTCCAGGACGGCCTGGCCGTCGAGGTGCGCTCCGACCTCCTGGCCGCGCGTACGGGCCTGGACGAGGCCACCGTGTCTCGTCTGGGTGCGGCGGCCGGCGAGGCTTACGCCGACAACTTCGGCGAGTCCATCGAGCAGAACATGGACACTGCCCGGGTGGCTGTGCAGGCCGGGCTGCTCGACCCGGAGGCGACACAGCGCGACGCCGAGTCCATCATCGCCTCGCTGACCGGTGTGGCCGACGTCCTGGGCGAGGACATCCCGCGCGTGACGCGCTCGACCCAGCAACTCCTACGCACGGGCCTAGCCGGGTCCGCGCAGGAGGCCTTCGACATCATCGTCGCGGGCCAGCAGGCGGGCCTGAACGTGTCCGAGGACTGGCTCGACACCCTCGACGAGTACTCCATCCAATGGCAGAAGCTCGGCCTTGAGGGTGGAGACGTCCTCGGCCTGCTGTCGCAGGGCGTGCGAGCCGGTGCCCGCGACACCGACATCGCCGCCGATGCGTTCAAAGAATTCAGCATCCGGGCGATCGATGGCAGCGACCTCACGAAGGAGGGCTTCGATGCCGTCGGGCTGTCCGCTGAGGAGATGTCCGCAGCGATCGCCGAGGGCGGGCCCAAGGCGCGCGAGGCGCTCGGCGACACTCTGGACGCCTTGCGCGAGATCGAGGACCCGGCCAAGCGCGACGCCGCGGCGGTCGCCCTGTTCGGCACCCAGGCCGAGGATCTTGGTGCCGCCCTTTACGCGATGGACCTCGACACGGCCGCCGGTCAGTTCGACAACCTGGGAGGGTCGGCAGAGCGCGCGCTGAGCACCCTCGGCAGCAACACGGCGGGCGACTGGGCG